GAGGGAATTTCTTTATCATAAGTAAGCCATTCGCCGCGACCGCTATATACAAATGAATTAACAAATGGCGTTTCAGTCCATACGCTAGTTAATTGATCATAGTAAAACGTTTGGTAATTATTGGTATAAGCGCCACTAACATACTCCCTAAATCTAGCTACTATTTGAAAGTAAACAAAGTACCTTGCAATCGTACCCTGGAAACCTCCGTTTTGCATTTGCACCTCAAAGCTAAAATCAAATTTTGTATTGTCCTCCTCGCTGCTTTCTGCCTTAATTAAAAACGTATTAGAAAGTATATCTTCAAAAGCGTTAGTAGTACCTAATATTTTAGCAGACTTATAGCCTTTTATCCCGTTTGTGTCTATGCTTACAAATTCACTATCATAAACCCAATTTGTAAAATCGTCCTCAAAATTACCGTTAGGTATGTAATTTAGTTGGCGGTCTAAACTAACCGTATTGGACACTTCTATTAAACCACCACTCGTTTCTTTTAAAAGGTCGTCGCCAATAGGCAACGCGTCGCTAGGTATAAATACTATTTCGCCTAGTATATTATTGCTTTGGTAAACCCCTAAATAATTATAACGCCTATATGTTATAGCAGATAGAGTTGTTATATCCGCATTGTTTATTATTACCCATTGACCATTTGCCTGGAATATACGGCAGTTAAACCCTGTTAAAATAGAATATAGCACCTCGGCAGCGCTAAATTTATAAGTATTTTCGTCGGTGTAAGTGCTACTATTTACAATAACATCTTCAAATACGTTTGTTATTGCCGTAGCGTTTTCCTCTTTTAGGTTTGTTTTAACGTAAATATCCGCGTCAAAACCTGTTTCAAATAAAGACTTGTGCAAACACTCCCAAAGCGTAACGTCGTTATTAGGCGCAATAGGGAACTCAATACCTTTAAGTAACCCTAAACCGTCCACGGCTTTAAAAGATACGTTAAAAGGCGCCGCAGATAGCTTTTGTTGGTAGGTATCTTGTATTAAGAAACCTTGCCAAAACAATTCGTAGTTATCTACAATTGTACCGCCTTCCCAAACGCCATTATTAGCGTCCCAAACAACATTAACGTTTTGCCATTCGTCGGCAGGGTTATAACCTTGTCCTAATAAATCCCAGGTTTGGTTTGCAGCTTCCCAATTTTCGTTTTCATTTTCCCAATATGGTACACGCGTTTCGGAATAATACAACCTAACTAAAAACTCGCGTTCGTCAAAATCGTAAAATTCCTCGTATGTAACGGAATCAGTTTGTATTAAATTAATCTCGCAGTTGGAGGCTATAATTGGGTCATAAAAATCATTGTCTTGCTCCCATTTAATACTAGCAGGCGAACCGGTACCTATTAACGGGTAAATATAACCGTCATAGTTTTTCTGTAATATATCTAAACGCCTTTTATTCCCTTCCGTATCGGAAAAATCCAAACGGTATTTTGCTCCGTATGCCATATTGTTATTTTATTCTAGACCTTGTTTTATCTGCTCTTTGCAAAGCTACCACTAAATCTTGACCCCTTACAACAAATTCGCCGCTTACATTCATATTGTTAGCACCGCCTTGTTCGCCCATTAAATTTTTAAGTTTGTTTAATGGCGCTATAACTTCCGGGTTGCTTTTTGCTCCAGGATATTCGCCCATAAGTCCCATTGTAGGCCCGCTAACAATACCACCATTAGCAAAGGCAGGAATAGCAGCAAACGCTCCCATAATACCACCTACTGCCGTAGCAATAAAAGCTGGCGTTGTAAATACCGCCGCTGGCCCTGTTGCCGTACCAGCAGCAGTTGCTCCTGCAATAGCTTGTGAAATAGACGATGCTAACATCATAGCTATTAAATCAGTTACAGTTTTAAGCATACTTTTTAAAAATCCTTGCATTCCTGTATCTGCTAAACCTAATGAATCTATCATTGAGCCCGTCATATTGCTAAACGCTCCAGCAACCGATTGCCCTACTGCATTACCTATCTCTTGCATTCTTTGCAAATTAGCCTCGTATTTTTCCTGTGCAGTTGCCATACCCTCCAGGTCAATATTCATTTGCTCAACAACTCCTGTTAATGGTGACTCTGCGCTACCGCTTATCAATTTGTCGCCTTGTACACCTTTAGAAGCAAATGTACTTGCTAAATTAACTGGGGCCGCTTGACTTGCAGCAGCTTGACCGCCACCAACACCGCCACCACCGCTAAAAATTCCGCTTATTAAACCTTTTGCTTTATTTCCAATATTAGTAAGGCTTGCATTTAATTGCTCAACTGTTTTCTTTTCTAGCCTACTGCCAACGGCAGCAGCTAATGCGTCACTATATGCTTTACCAATATCTTCTCCAGCTTCTTTAGCTATGCCTTTACCTTTTTCAACTCCTTGTTCTAATATATCGCCAAATGCTCCGTCTGTGCCTTTTTCTGAAAACTCTTTAATAAGGTTCCACATTGTAGCAAAAACGTTCACAAATTCGTTTACAACCGCTTTAACGCCTATAAATACGGATTTGAAAGTAGCGCCTACTCCAGCAATAACTTTTCTTAATGCCTCGCTTCCATTGTATAAATCTACAAATTGATTATAAAGACCTACAACAACTGGTGCAACTTCTGCCCAGTTTTTATATATAACGTATGCAACCGCAGCTAATGCCGCAGCTACTAAACCTAAAGGCGATAACAAAGCACCTACAATTGTAGTTAGCGTTCCTACTAAAGTTAATATGGTAGGCAAAGCAACTATTAAAGCGCCAATACCTAAAACTAATTTTTGGGTAGCACCGTCTAAATTATTAAACGCATTAAATACTTTAGCCACCACCGCTGCAATATCCTGGAATAATGGCAGCATAGTTTTTAGCATTATTGCACCCATTTGGGCAAAACTTTCTTTAGCTTTATTTAATGAAGCAGTTAATTGAAAACTTGCACTTTTTGCAGTTTCTTTAAACGCATTTGCCGTAGCCCCTTGCGTTTTATTCATACTAGCAAAAATTGTCCTAGTACTTTCAACTCCAGCGCCTAGTAAATCCATTACCCCGGACAAGGCCCTAACGTTTCCAAAAACAGTTTGAGCAGCGGTATCGTTACCTTCAAAATTTGCTTTTAATATTTCTAAAGTAGCAAGTAAACCGTCCTCTTTTAAAGACTTTCTTAGGCCCGCACTAGATAGCCCCATTTCTGTAAGTGCTGCTTCGGCTTGAGTAGTTGGTTTTAATAAACTAGATAAAATACCTCTAATTTGGGTAGCGGCTTCGCTTGCACCTGTCCCTGTCCTAGATAATGCAGCAAATGCAGCACCAACTTCGTGAAACTTAACGCCCATATTTGAAGCAATAGGTAAAACCCCACCCATTGCACCGGCCAATTCGCTAGCTTCTAGTTTACCTTCTCTTACTGCCGATACCATTACGTCGGTAGCATCGGTTGCGCTTAATGTAGCGGATCCGTAAGCGTTCATTGCAGACGTTGCTAAATCAGCAACCGTAGAAGTTTCTCCTAAACCAACTGCCGCTGCTTTTAAAGAAGCATCTAAAACGTCCATAGCTTCTGAACCTCTTAAACCTGCCGAAGTAATAAAGAATAAAGCGTCTGCGGCTTCCGTACTGCTTTTGCCAGTACTAATTGCCATTTCCCTAGCTGCTGCGCCCATTTTATCTACTTCTGCGCTTGCAACCCCTACTAATGATTTTATTTGGGTCATTGACTTATCAAAGTCTGCGCCCATTTTAACGGCAGCACCTCCAGCCAACGCTAATGGTAATGAAAACCTTTGAAGGCTTGAACCTATGTTTTTAACACTATTTCCAAACCCTTTTAATTTTGAACTTGCGGTATTTAACGAGGCGCTTAACCTAGAGGCGTCCCCTGTTAATAATACCTTTAATTCATTAGCTGCCATATAATTTTATTTACTTACAAAAATAACCAAAAAAAGACACTTATTTAAGTGCCTTCTCTGCGCGCTCTTTAAACGCTTCAAAATCCTCTTTAGTAGACTTAGGCCCACTAGGTTTATTGTATGCGTCCTGGGGTAGTTTAAATAGCTTATCCGGGGTTATAAGGTCGCGCTTTTTGCTAACGTTTGTATTATATACCATAGAAGCTAAAAACCTTGTTTGCTCCCAATTCAAATTAACATTTATTTGCCAGCTTTCGCCTAATAGAGCATTTTCCTTCCAGGTGTGCCTCCAAAACTCCGCTGGTTTAATGCCAGCCTGCCCTATATAATAGTCCGTTAAATCGTCCCACGTTAAGGAAGCTGCTACTTTTTTGGCGCTGCCTTGCTAGTAGGTTTTGCGTTTCTAGCTATGCCGCCGTTTAAATCGTTACCTAATAACCTGCTTTCGGTTAGTGTATTAAGCATTTCATTAAATTGGTCAGTATTAACATCGTCTAACCAAGCGCCAACTTTAAATAAATTATAGTCTATTTCGTTGCCTTCCTCTTGGTCGTAAGCTAACAAACCAGCATATACTAAAGCCCTAATCATATTAAGGTTTAATGTATCTGAAAATACTTTGTCGATTTCGCCAATAGAAATATTAAGTTCGTCCGTAAAGGCCGCCCAAAAATTCATTGAAAAGTGAAGTGTTCGTTTTTTCCCGCCAATAGTTAGGGAGTAATAACCCCTTTGTTTATTTGCCATTTGTTTCTTTATTATGTTAAACTTGAAAAGGGCGATAAATTAATACCGCCCAATATTATAAAAACGCTTCCCTATGCGTTTGCAGACTTAACAATAGCGCCTGTAAGTGTAATTGAACCACTATAAGATACAGGACTTTCCATTTCAGCAGATTGCTCGATACTAGAAATGTAACCTTCGGCAGTATAAATTGCGTCTCCGCTTTCAGTTGTACCGAAAACCGCAGTAACTTGCGTTCTGTTTATAATGTAATCTGCTAACTCAATAGCGTTTGCACTATCGCTATAATCAACTAAACCTTCAAAAGAAATTTCTCCGGATCTAACCCCCGAAATAACCTCTTGCCAGCCAGCACTATCTTTTGTAGTAGCTTCCGGTAAATCGTGCGAAATAGTTAATGTACACGAAGTTGTATGCCCTACGGTTGTATCTTCTACTTTAAGTAGCAAATTAT